TATTAGACCTTTAAAGTTGTTTATTCTTCTTTCTTTTAATTCACTTAAACTCTCACTCCAAGTAATATCTTCTGCATCTTTTCTAAATACTAATGCTCCTGAATCCCAATATATTTCTCCAAGTGTATGTATTCTTGAATCGTAATTTTCATCTATAATTACATCAAATAATCCTGCGTCTGTTAATTCTGAAGCAGTCATACCTCTTGCGTTTAGGTGAAAACCTGTTGAAGATTTAAATTGTTTTGGTACGTCAGGGTAAGTTGTTATAATTCCGTTGTTATTTACTGCTTTCATTATACTGCTGGTTTAGATATTATTGCCCATTGTTCTGTTGAGCCATTTGTTGATGTTATTTGAATTAAATTAGATACAGCAGGGTCATAAGTACCTGATATAAGATTTACTGATGCAGGTAAAGTAACTGTTGTCCCTCCTGTTAAAACTAAATCTATAACTTTACCTGTTTCTACATTGCTAAAAGTTAATGCTTCAGTTCCTGATATCGTTTTAGTAAATACTGTTGCTGCTGACCAATCTACTGTTGTTCCTGTTAATGCTTGAATTGTTGTAAACTCTGTTCCAAGTTTAGCATAAGTTACACCATCATCTGCTAAAGATAATGTTACATCTCCACTTGACCCCCCTCCTGAAAGTCCTGTTCCAGCAGTTACTCCTGTAATGTCTCCTGCTGACAATGTTTGCCAAGAAAAACTTCCATCTCCATCACTTATAAGATATTGACCTGCAGTACCATTACCACTAACATCTAACATAGTAGCATTTACTACATTAGAAGAAGTTGTTCCAACTAAAGTTCCTACTGCTGAAGAAGAAATGTTACCAGAGTTATCTACTGAAATTCCAATAGAGTTACCAGCACCATCACTCAATAATTGTAGAGTTCCATCTGCTGTTCCATTATCACTAAACTTTATTAGCGATTGATAAGTATCTTTTATTTTATTTCCTGTTAATGTTGCCATATCTTATTAATTTTAAATGTGGTCCCAAGCGTGATTTTCGTGTTCCCACTTATGCATATTTGTTGCCCAATATTCTTTTAATCTGCCAATTACAGCTATTATTTTATTTCCAATTTTCGGTAAACCAAGTCCAAGTCCTAACATACTATTCTATATAAGCAATTATTTTACCTGCTGAACAACTAATAGTATGGAATGAACCATAAATAATCATACCTGTGACTAAATCTAAACTTGTTATAGAAGTGTCTCCATTTGGTGTGTTGTTTGTAGCGCTTATTGTTGAATCTTCTAATGCTTGAATAGCATTGAACTGTGTACTTGCTGAACTCGATTCTCCACTTGCAATTATTTCTAATCCAAAATCACCAAAAGCTGATTTGTGGTAAACCGAATTGTAACTCATATCATTTGCCATAACTGAAATATTTACTACAAAAATAATAAATTATAAATTAACGCTTTTTGCCTTGACCTCTATATTTTTTCTTCCAACCATTTTGATTTGGACTTGCATTTTTACTATGAACTCCTGGTCTTTTCTTCTTTGGTTTTTCAATATATGAAGTGTATAATTTACGAGGCATCTTTAGACATCATTTGTGTTTTTTGCTTTGAACCCATAGAGCTACCAAAATAATATCCTATGACTTGAGTAAATGCTGCAACTACAGCGCCAAAACCCATATCAAATAATCTTTGTGATTCTTCTGGAATTTCCCAAACACCAATTGCACCAGCAACAACTGCAACAAAAGAAAGTGTTATTCCCCAGCCAACTGTTTTAAATAAACTATCGTTAGAACCAGCTTGTATAGCTGCAATTTCTCTTTGTCTTGCTGAAGCTCTATCAGCAACTTCAGCTTCATAAGCTTCAAGAATTAACTCTTGTGCTTTTATTTTATCTTCAATAGGTGCATCAGATTCTTTAATTGAAGTAATAACTTCTTCAACACTCATTTCGCCTTGTATTAAAGAGCCAAGTGTTGGGTTAATTAAACCAACTGCTCCTTTTAGTAATCTGCCAACAGTTGTTTGTCCAAATTTCTTTTTACTCATCTTTATCTAAATCAAAATATTTATATAAAGTATAGCTTTTACCTTGTGGTCTCCAAGCTTGTAATACGATTCCTCTGTTCTCTTTTTTAGAAACATAAGAAGCGTGAATCCAATCTGGATTTTCATTATCTCCGTGTTCCCAAATTAATTGGTCGAAGTCTAAATTGTTTTTTATATAATAAAATAATTCGCAGTTAGAAGTGTCGCCTAATGTATCAATATCTATTGCTTGACCTTTAGTATGTTGACTTGTTGGTTTTGAACCTATTGCTTCACAAACCTCTGGAGACCTATAAAAACTATTTACTCTTATAGGGTGGTCACACCATTCTCTTAATGGTTGAAAGATTTTCTCGGCAGTTTTTTTCATTGCCTTTACTTGTTCATCATTTGGAGTGTTATCTAAATTTAACTTTTCAGCAGTTGCCGAATGAGTAGCTTCATTCCAAGAGATGTTTTCACTAATTTTTGTCATAATAATTAAAGTTGAAGAACACGATTAGAAATATCAATGATAGCTGTGAAATAAGTTTTATCATTTCTATCATCTTCTAAATAAGTAACACCTTCATTTACACAAGTATAGACATTAAAATCATTACTTGATAAATCAAAATATCCATTTGAGCGTGTTCTAATTAATACTAATATATCATTTACAATTGTATTCATTTGAAGTTCTCCACCATCATCACTATCAAAAGCAGTTACAACTTCAATTCTTGTAAGTGTTTCAGTAATAAACTCATCTGCATTTTGGTCAGCTTCATTAGTTTGAACTGAATATACTTTTATATAAGGTTCACTTGCACTTGAAGGAACTCTATTATAAACTGGAACATTTGACCCACCATAAGAGACATTTCCACTTAAAGCTGTAATAATTGCTTGTCTAATGTATTTTATTGGGTCTTTCATCTAATTGCTCTTTTAATTCTATATTCTAAATTCTTTACAAGTATTTTAATTCCTTTTTCGATATTTCTATAAAAATAAGGTTGAGCTTTTTGAAACTTTGTGCCAAGTTCTACAAAACCACTATAAGGCGCATTAGAGAATATAGTTACATCATTTTCTTTAGGCTCAAACCCTACATTGTTTCTTAAGTTCCCAGTATCAACTGGCGCAGCCCTTTTTATATCTCTTGACATTAAAGCTCCAGCTGTGTACATTTCTTTTTTAAGACCATCTTTGTCAATAGCTTCAAGGGCGTGAAATTTCCTTTGCAAACTATTTACATCTCTTTGATTTAACTTAATCATTCTAATCTTTTTTAACTGCCTCTATTGTTGTATAGAAATCCTGGATATCATCGTATCGGTTGTTAATCCTGTAATCCCCTGATACTCCCTCAATCTGGAGCAAATCTCCATCAAGTATTTGGTCTCCAGTTCGCTTTCTACAGCGTACTTCAATAGAAACATATCTGTCACGCTTTCCATTTTGTGTTGTTATTTCACCTGATAATTCTTTTACATTTGCCCATATTGTGTACTGGGTTGCAGATGTTGATGTATAACCACCAAAACCATCAGATGTTTTTGTTAATCTTTTAACAAGAACCCTTGTATTTAAATCTCCCAATCTCACTATATAAACATATTTTTATATGAATTCAAAATATTTTTAACATTTGTTGGCACTTCATTAACAATAGTTCCAGTTACAAAATCATTTCTATTGTCATAATAAGTAGCAACAAGTTGAGAAATTGCTTGTTTTAATAAACTATCACTTTGCCCAGAAGTAACATAAGTAACCTTTACTTCTTTTGAAGGAAGCATATTTAAAGAAACAATCGTATCATCTAAACCATAAGTTTCATAGTCAGTTGTTGCAGTTCCTTCTACTGTTATTGAACTTATTGATGAAACAGGAGAAAAAGGAAGTACAAATCTTTCATTTACACTTGCCAGATATAATGTTCTGTTTTTTGCCACTATATCTCTTGAAATATAATTCTCACACCATATTCTTGCTTGTGTAATCATTTGCCCTATAATAGTGTCATCAGCGCTTGTATCAACTCTTATAAAATCTTTAGCCTCTGAAGTAGTTAATATTTCACTACCAGTAGTGCTATTGATTTTCATTTGAGTATGAAATGTATTTAAAGGTTCAGATAAATATGCCATTATTTTTTAGCTTTAGTTGTTCTTTTACTTGCTTTTTCTTCTTTAGTCTCTTTTTCTATCTTTTCTTCTTTATGAGCAACTGCAATATTTTTTGCAATATATTGTCTTGCCACCTTATCTTCTACATCGTGAATTTCGTTTTCTTTTCTCCAACCTTTAGAAGAATAAACATCTTTTAACATTTTTACTTTCATAATATTTATTTTAAACAAAGATAAAAAAAATGCACCACAAATATTTTGAAGTGCATTTACAAAGGAGAGTGTTATTTAAATTCAAAGTTATTAAAATATTTTGAGTTATTATTATTATTACCTACTCTCACAGATAATCGTTTACCATCATTTTTAAATATGAAAAAGCCTTGACATTTTTCTACCCAGATTGCAAAGTAATCTACATCTTTTTTAGAATATGGGTGGTGCCAACTAATATGTATTGTATTTCTATGTTTTTGATAATCTTGAAGGGTAGATTTAATTTGTATTCTGTAAATATTATCACCAGTATCGGCAATACAATCATAAAGGGAAGATTGCAATAGGGGATAGGAAACTATTATGCCTCGCTTAAGACACTCAATACCAAATTGATATTCGGCAACACAACCTATTGCATTGCTGTCCATACTATAAAGTTATAAAAAAAGTGGCTAATCGAAATTAACCACTTAAACAAAACTAATTAATGTATGAAAAAATACTCTGTTATAAATTAAATTTATCTTTTTCTAATAACTTTTCCAAATTTGCTAACGCTCTCCAAGCAACTTTTGCATCGTGATAAAGACCATCATCATCTAAAGTTCCAGCTTGAGTAAGATGTCTCATTAGGGCATCTAATTCATCTTTTGATTTAGACCTATCCCAGAATAGGGGCTTTCCAGGATTATGTTGGTCATTTCCAAGTTTGCTTACAAGCGATACATAAGCAAGAGCATTTGGAAAATATTTTACAACACCACTATATATCGGAAAGTTCTTTCTCCTCTGGTGTTTGTTCTTGATTTGATTCATTTATCGCCTTATCTAATTGTAATTCTATTAAGTTTAATTTACTACAAATATCAAGTGATTCTTTTAACTTTAATTCGCTGCAATAAAAAACATCGTGATGCAATTTATTTAAATTTTTTTTAATTCCCTCTAATGACATAAAATAAAAAGTTTATAAATAATATTCCCCAAAAAACAAGTTGAGGGATTCCCCAACATAAATATTTAACTATTCTTCTCTGTAATTCTATATCTACAGGCATATTAATCTCTTTCTTTGTCGCTTTCATAGTAATATGTAATATGATAATGTTCCGTATATAAAGGCTACAAGACCAAGGAGCAAGTAGGTCATTAGAGCCCAAAAAATAAATTCTTTCTTTTTCATAATTATTAGTTTTAAATATGAAGCTAATATATAAACTATTTTTTAAATAACAAAATATATTTTACTTTTTTTAATAAATTTTAATGTTTATTTAACATTGGGGTATAAAAAAAGGGGCAATAAAGCCCCTTTAATTATTTATGCTATTTAAGATTATGGAGTCTCAAGCGCTGTTTTAGCAGTGCTGAATGTTCCTTGTACGATAGCATTTGGTTGGTAGTTAGTTAAAGCTACTCTCTCTGCAACTTTTACAGTTACAAAACCATCTCTGAAGTTAGTAGAATCTTCTCTTGAGAATTCAACAGAAACATTATCTCTAATCCAAAGTTGAGTTGCTTGGTTTAAATCTCCCACTAAAAATTTACCGGAAGTAACAGCCGTATTCACAATAATTGGCACTCCCATAATTGTTGGAGTTAAGCCTGTGTAAATTTGGTTTTTAAGGTACTCGTTAGTAGTCGCTTTAAGTAAAGCAATTTTGTGTAAGTCTGTTGGGTTTAACAGAATTGCACTTGCTTGGTAGTTAGATAATGCTAACTGGTTTAAAGCAGCAACAAGTACATCATACTCATTTGCAGCTTCGATAGACTGGTAGAAAGCACCTGAAGCACCTGTTACAAATGCAGCACCATCAGTAAATAATCCATCAAGGTTTGGCGCAGAACCATCACCATTTAGGATTTCGTTGTCCTCAATTGATAATACTTTTCCAGGAACTCTTGCAGAAAGGTAAGATGATAACTGTGGAGTATCAGCTAACATTTCTTCTGTAATTCTCATAAAAGTACCAATTTTCTCAACATTTACTGAAGTCGCAGTAATATCGAAGTCAGACTGACCAAGTGTTGAACCTTGAGCAGTTGCAGCTGCACCATCATCGTATGCAGATTCTTTAGGGAATCTAATAGTTTGTGCATCAGTAGTACCATTTGGAATTAAATTTCTAATGTGTACACTTCTTGTTGGGTCAAACTTAAAGTCTGGTACAATTGTTTCACCAGCAACAACACCTGTATAAGCGTTTGCCATAGTCATATCAGCAGCTTTAATATCAAATTTTGCTGCATTAGCGTTACCTTTTAGTAATGCTTCAATAGCACCATCGTTGATGCTTTTGATTAATGAACCTTTGAAAGTTGTAGGCTCGTTAGAAACATTAGATTTCTTTTGAGCAACTTCAAATGAATCCATTCTTTTAGTAGCTTCTTCGTGTTTAGCTAAAAATTCTTTGCTTAAGTTGTCAATTTCACTTTTTAATGAAGTTTCGATTTCACCTTTAGCGTTATCTTTAGCTTGTCCGAAGGCTTTTTCAATCTTCGAGTCAACTAAATCTCCGATTTGGTCTAACTCTTTTTTGATTTCTTCGTTCATTTTTAAGAATTTAATTTATTGATTAAATATTGATAGATTTCGCTATCATCTCTTTTAACTTCTATCGGCTCTGTGACTTCAAGTTCAGTCGGCAAAGTGATTAACGATGCAAAAATCGATTTTAGCTTTACAAGTTCCGATTCAATGGCATAACCCAAATCATCTGAAATTTGTCCTTTTCTAATGACCTTAACAAGATTATCATATCTCTTTAATACTTTCTCTCTATCATAATTACCCTTAACATCTAAAAGTATTGCTTGGTCATTTGCAGCAAGTGTTACAGCACTAATCTCATAAAGCTTTACTTCATTTAATTGTCTGTATTCACCACTGTTATCTTTTTGTATTGGAAGAATCCCTACACTATTTTCTGTAATTACTCCAGCTTTCATAAGCTCAATTACATCTTTTCCAAGTGTAGTCTTTGGAATTTCAGCTTCAAAATAAAGCCCTTTATCATCTTCGCCAAGTTTAACGATTTTACCAAGAGGCTTATCCATATCGTGCTGGTATAGATATTTAACTCTATTTCCGTTTTCTTCTATTGTTTTTTTGTAAGCGCCACGATTAATGATGTCCCCATCACTATCTACATTGCCAAATACTGACCCATAGCCTTTTACAATTCCTGCCTTTTCATCGGCATCAATTAAATCTCCTAATTGTGTTTGTTTAAATATCATTTTTTCCATAGTACAAATTTATAAAATATTATTCTATTATCTCTTGAGCGATTTCTCCAGCTATTGCAGCATAAGCTAATCCTTCAAGTAAATTGCTTTGAACAGTCTCTGGCTCTGGTTTTGGAAACGAAGCGCTTGAGCATCTGCAGTTTATTACATTAAATGCTGAACCATTAGAATCTCCAGGCATCATTAATTCTTCTCCTCCAACTCTAAAATAATCTTTTTGGTCCACGATTTGTCCATTCGCAGCAGCGTGGTCTGGTCTTACTCTTGAATCTAAAGCTGCAAACCATTCTTTTTGAAGATTGTTAATTCCAAAAGTATCTATTGCAGTTTGTTGTGTTGCATAATTAGCAGCGAGTGTTGATTCAGTTCTTATAATTCTTTGAGCATTTGTTTTTGAAAGAGTATTAAATTTTTGTCTTAATATTCTTTGTTGCTGCCTTTCGTTCATTGCATTAAAGTCTGGATTCTTAACAAGTCTTTGAATTACATTGCGAAGTTCTTTTCTTCTATTCCCAGAAACACTTACAACTCTTTCAGCTGCTATTTTACTTGCTATATAAGAATATTTTTGCGCCCAAATAGTCTCATCAGTTGTTTGTTTGTCAATTAGCTTTTCAAAGTTTCTTTGATACCATTTAGTAAAGCGAAGTCCAATATTAACATATATGTCATTATAGACATTAGCCATATCAACTTCTTTAAATAAGCCTTCATAGAAACTTATTCTTTTACTGCTTAAATATTCATCTATACCTTTGAAATATTCTGTGCGAAAGTATTTAGCAACTTTTGATATTTCTTTTCTTTCAGCAATATCAAGTTGGTTTTCAAAGTTCTTTTGCCAATCTTTTTTGACTTGTTTAATTATCAGATTCCTCATTCTCTGAAATTCTTTTAGCCCAAGAAATCATTGCTTTACCACCCCAAAGATTATAGGCTACATAACCTTTGTCCTTCCAAGGCTCATCTTTATATTCATCAGCAATTACTTCATTGCCTTTGTGTCTTGATAGAAAAGAATGAACTCTTTTAACTGTTTCAAGAGAAAGTGCTTCTCTATTTGCAAGTTGATTAGCTCTTTCCCAACCTACTCTTGTTCCTCCTTGCACTACATCTCTACCATATTTCTCTCTCCACTCTAACATTCTTCTTGCATTGTTAGTTGCGCCTTGAGGATAATCATCATAGCTTTCAGCTTTTTGAGATTTTTTACTTGACATTGGGTGAGCTGATGGAAGTAAATCAGTATCGTGTTTTCCACTTCTAAACTTTCCATTTCTTAAGGCATATAAAAAAGAATTAACTCTTGCATAAGCCCATTGGTCCTCATTCTGAACATTTGGTCTTACACTTTCTGGATTTGTTCTATAAGCGCCTATTCCTCTATTGAATACTGTTTGTAGTGTTCTATAATTTGTTTTTTTAGCTGGGTCATCTCCATATTCATCATTATGTTCATCAACTTTATTTCTTAATCCTTGTTCAACTGCGCTTCCTGGTTTAACAGGTTTTACTTCATAATCTTCATCATCTCCTTTTAGTAGAGAACTAAAATCAATATTTACACTTTTAGGTTCTTCTTCAATTACAAAGTCTTGATTGTCTAAAGGAATAAATTGACTTGGAATGTAATAATCATTCATCTCTGGAGTATCATCATCAGCACCATAACTCATTGCAGCTCTTTTCTCATTTGGAGTAAGCCACCAAGCTTGAGACATTTGTCCCACTACTTTATCCATTTCTTCTTGAAGCTCTGGAATATTTGTATAATCAAAATCAATATATAGTTTATCTCCAAATTGTGGAGTTAACCATCTATTTAATTCATCTTTAATTTTATTAAGTTCTGGAATTACAGCATTTACATATAAAGACTTTTTAGCTTCATTCATATTGTTGTATGTAGAAGAATCTGTATTGTTTAAAAGCTGAACTGGAACATTGTAGATATTACATAAATCTTTGATAGAAGCATTGTACTGTTCTATAAGAGATAAGTCAGAAGCATTTAGTCCAAAATTTACCCAAGATAATTTCTTTGGAGTTATAATAACATCACCAGCATTGTTAGCTCCTTGATATTGTTGTCTAAATTTCTCTTTTAATTGTTTTGCTTGTACTTCATTTAAATCACCTTCATCACTCATTAGCACACCTCTTGCAGTTTGGTTTTGTAAATATCTTACACCAGTTGTAAGTGCCTCGTTATTAGCATCAAGACTACGAAGTCCAGCTTTTAGAGGAGACATACCATAAAGATGAGAACCAGTACCATCATAGTAAGGGTTAAAATCTTTAATATGACAAACATCTTCTGCATCAATTTTATACTCGCCATTATAGTCAAGCGTATAATATTTAACTGGCTCAAATATACCCCCACTATTTATTTCAATGCTTTGTGATGGCAAAACATAAAGTTCAGAGAATTTATTTTGATTAGGTCCTGATTCTGGAGATATTCCATAGATATATCTGTTACCAGTTAATTTACCAAACGCTACAACTTCTTGAAGCCAAGCATTATAAGATTGAGCTGGATTAGGTCTATTTAATAACTCGTGTAGCTCTGTATCTTCAATTTCAACAAGCGCTCTTTTTTGTAGAATCTTTGATTGCAACATTGCATTTGAATTAAAGTTTCCACTTGTCATTGATTTATATCTTTTTAGCTCATTATCATTTTTAACTTCGTAAACCATAAAAGGAATTGTAGAAGCTGTTTTAGTTATAAGGTTGATAATTGAGTAAATTGTAGAATTAAAACGATACCCTTTATTGATGTAAGTATCATCGTTTTCTGGATTCCATACAATTGAATCTCCAAGGAAATTATAAATCGCTTTATTGAAATCTATATTTGTTTGTTGTGCGTTTTTAGAAATAAAATTTCTAACTCTATCAAGGATTGATGCCATCTATACATTTATTTTATTTTACAAAAATAATAATTAAATTACAAAGAAATTTTGGCGTTTACCATATTGCGAATAAACACCATAACGAATACTATCCATAGCGTGATTAAATTTGTCTTTTGGCTTGTTAATAATCGTTCCATCTTTTAATTCTTCCCAGTAATAATTATTATATTCTTTAATTATATTTTTTGATTCTTTACTTACATAAATATCATATTCTTTAAGGAGACTTATCCCAGCGTTAATTGAACCTTGTCCTTTGATTGCTGGTTTAATAAATAATCCTTGTCTTTTAATTTCTTCTACTGATTTACTCTCTGCGCTATCGGCATAAATCATTGTTTGTTCATAACCAAGCTTTTTAAAATAATCAGACAAATCAGCATTAGTCATTCCAGTTTTATAAAGTAGCTCGTGAATATAAAGTTTATCATTTTTCCTATGAATTAAACAAGCAGCACTTGGGTCATTACTAAATCCAAAATCTAATCCAATTACAGCTTCAGCAGCAGAATCAAATTCTGGAAACTCCGAGTAGGGAATAAAGTTCCAATTGTTAAATATTTGTCTGGCGCTATATACTGCTTTTTGTCCCTCACCATATACTCTCCAATAATCAGGGTCTCTTTGTTTCATTCTTTCAATCTCAAATACTAAATCTTCAGATAGAAACTTATTGTCTTTGTAGGTGGTAATCCAAGTATCACAATCATCTCTTGGTATTACCTCATCATATATCCAATGCACTGGGTCACTCGGATTAAAGTCGAGAATTAGAAAATCAGTACATCTCATATTTATTTGCCTAAAATCTTCTATGTTTAATTCATTAGCTTCATTTAGAAATGCAATATTTCTTTTACGCCCTCTAATCTTTTGTGGTTCATCTACTGATAAGAACTCAACAATATGGTCTCCATAGGTAAAAGTATTTTCAGCTTTGTTGTGTGTGCCTTCATAATATAATCCTGTTTGTTGAAGTATAAGAATGAAATCACGAAGAACTGAACCTTTTAAAGCTGGAAGTGTTTTTCTTACAATAGATATGATTATAGGTTCTTCTTGTGTAGTTAAAAGATAAGTTAGATATTGACATATTGCAAATGTCTTACCACTACGAGTTCCTCCCTGGTGAACACGAAATCTTTTATTTGATTCTATTAAGTCGTAGAATTGTCTGTTGCATCTTTGTTCGATGGCTTCCATTCAATAAGAGTTGATTTTATTCCTCCTTTATGTTTTATTTCTTGTCTTGTTCCATTTAGTCTATGAGCTTCGTGGTCCTCACTAATCATTTTCATTGCAGCTATTTGAAGTGATGGAACTTCTGAATCAATCCAATTGTTCAGCATTTTAACTTTCTTATTCACACGATTTTCTTCAATTGCTTTTTTAATAGAGTCAACTTCGTGTAATTTATGGTTATAAAAAGTTTCCTTGGAGCAAGGTAAATAAGCAATTATATGCTCAATAAACATAAGTTTATGCTTTTCTACAGCTACAAGAGTTTTCTTTATTAAATCTTCTGTTTTATACATAGTTACGCCAAATTATAGATATTCCAAAAAAACCGAAAAATATTTGAATCATATTTTCTTCTTCTTCTATTTCTTCATCTTCAAAAGCATCCATATAAGTATTCCAATAAGAAACACCAAATACAATACCATACATTGGAAAAAACATTATCTCCCAGTTCATAGCTACAAAGTTAAGGAATTATATTCTTCTTCTGTCCTTACATTTTTAATATACCAACTCATATAATTATCAAAATCTTCCTTATTATATGAATCTCTTTTAGTTAAATTATCTTTCGCCCAGAGTGGTTGTAAATTAGTATAATGATTTAAAGCTATAACTTCAAATTCTGTTTTAGCTGCTTTGAGTGGAATTATATGGTCGATATGCCATTTACCTTTATTATGCCAATTCATATTATTATAAAATTTTGATTCAATGTATTTTAAAAATTTGTGATGACTTATTCCAATTATATCAAATGTTTTACAATTTTTTGAATATTTACATCTTGTTATTGATTCTCTTATAATTCTTCGAATATTTTTTTTTAACTTAAAATTAAAATCTTCTTTTTTTCTTTTATTTTCTAAAAACCTTCTTCTTTGTTTTACCTCTTCTTTTTGATTATATATTCTTTTTTTTTCTATAATAATTTCCTTGTTTTTCTCAACATATTTTTTTGCATATAATTTTATTTTTTCTTTATTAAAACTCTATAACCTACATAAGCAATAACACCAAAAATTGCTAATCTTTTTAGACCACATCCATAATCAAAACCATCACATTTTGTCCAACTTACTAAAGGATTTTGTGACCAATGAGTTCCTGCCTGTTTTTGATTATTGGCTTTCTGAACACTATCAGAAACTAATATTCCATTAGCACTCATAAACTTATTAGATATTTCTTCTTCTTGATTTGCAAAATACTCGTGTCCTTCATTCATCATCTTTTCATTCATAATTT